CAACCCTCTTATTTTAATTCTTGTCTTTCCAGCCATGCGACCAATCAATGGATTTTTTGCAGTGGTCTGGGTCTATCTTATCCAGCATCCAGACTAGTCGATGGACTAGCCAATTAGGCATTTTAGACGGTGCGTTATGGTGATAGATTTTACCCAATCGACTCGAAAAGGTTTCCCAACGATCACCTAGAAATACCACATTCCAGTATACATCAAACACTAGCCAAACATCTTTCACATACCCATTATCTTTACCAATCAATAGAGACAGGATTGTTGGCGGAGTGAATAAAATCATAAACGTGCTTGTAAATGCAGCAAGAGAGATCACGCCAGAGCCTAAAACCAGTACCGACCATATTCGACGGGTTAGCCAGAATAGTTTTTCAATCATAGGTTTATACTCGGTATTCCCGCCTCAAATTCTTCTAATGTGATTGTTTCGCCTGACTCAATACGCGCCAATTGCTCATATCCATAGGCGTACACCAAAGAACGCCATCTTCTAAACTCAATGCCTTCCAATTGGAACTTCTCAACTATAGGCTCATCAGCATAAGTGACGGCGGTTTTTATGTTGTCATAGCCGTATTCCTTGGCTTTATTGTCTAAAGTGCTTTCTAGTATTGCACTGGCTTGATCTATTAACTGCTGCGCCTCGTATGCGTCTTTTTCGGCTTGGTCGCAGGGTTTAACGTCTGGCCAGTCGCTTTCTTCTGATAGCTCGTATTCCATAGCTGGGTCTTGAGTATGCGGAACCCACTCACCCCCCAGTAGGATTAGACAATCAGTCGAGCCGCTTACGTTTTCTTGCGCATTTTTGTATGTATATTTCATCTTATGCAACCCTTACGTACCATGAGAAATTACCAACAGATAAAGCAAAACCTGCAACTTGCTTCCAAGTTCCTATAGGAGAAATCCCAGATGCAATCATAGTGCCTGCGCCTCCTAAGTAGGTTAACTCCAAGTTGCTCCCCGATGTAGTCGAACCGTCACCGGATGGCCCTGTGTTGTTCTTTAGAATACGAACTACGCCAATTCCCGTACCGCTAACCTCAGGCTGATAATTCGCCCCAGTGTAGTTTACATTTCCGCCTATATGTGTCGTTTCGTTATTAAGCAACCTACCTGCAGTGGCATCTGTAGGGCTGGTTTGCACGTCAGCCTCGGCTGCTGTGCCAAGGTCTGCAAAATCAACATTATTAAAAGCAACTAATACTAGATAATCGGTATTACTAACAAGTGGCGCACTTAAAACAATCTGCGTCCCGCTTGTGCCGTCAAAGTCCACTCCTTTTACCAGCTTCGAACCATTTAAATAGGCTTCCACATAATTAGGGTCGTAATCAAAAGAGAAGGTGTCTTGCCCCATTGAATTTGTAAATCCCTGCTCACTGCGTAGGCCATTCACTGCGCTGCTTAGCGCGGCCCACTGAGTGCCGTTATAAACCAACATACCGCCGGTTGTCGTGTTAAAGTAAAGATCACCTATAGTTGCAGCTTCTCCGTTTGGACTTAATGCTGGTTCGCTAGCGTACTCCCCCCAATAGGTGTTTGTAAATTCAACTAATGAGCTGTTTGCGCTCGCTGCACTGCTTGCGGCATTGCTTTCACTGCTTGCGGCTTGGCTTGCGCTGTTTGCTGCATCCGCCGCTGATTGCTGGGCATTTTCCGCGCTATTTGCATCAGATAAAGAATACTCCGGTATGTATGAAAGCTCTTTACCATTTTGATCAATAATTAATACCGAATAAGTATCATTCGTTACGCCAAACAATACCCCATTAATAGATTGATCAAAGACCCCGTCTGAGCTTATTGGTTGTGGGTTTTGAGCCTGAATTGTTAGGCCTGAATCCAAATACACTGCCTTTAATGTGGTTGGATTTTCTGGGTCAGGTCTGACGTTGGCAATACCAAAAACAACGCTACCCCCTTTTAATATCTTGCCGCCTGCTATGATTGGGTAGTTGATTGGTGCAATGATTCTATCTGACATTATTTGTCTTCCTCATCTTCTCTTAGCTGCGGAATGCCTAGTGCTGTAGCTAATGACGGGTACTGGGTTGAAAGTAAATTAACAGCGTCTTTGACCTCTGGGGATGTGTTCAACGCCCGCTTTAGTGCTCTTGCGTTTTGTGATCTCGTCCCAATTCCTGATAAAAAGTCAGCCGTAGCCGCTCCTGCGTATGGTATTTGACTCAACGCGCCCATAAGTCCAACCTTATTCATCGATTCAATGAAAAATCCAGAAGACCCCTTTGGCATAGCTCCACTAGGCGGTATTAAATCTTGAGCGTCGTCCCTTAGTTTTTTCAGTTTATCAAATTCTGACTTACTCATTACAACCTTAAGTTTGGGTTCTAACTTGTCAAATCTGCTTGCAAATGCGTTGGCACCAAAAACCTGTTCACCATTGATTTTTCTTGATTTTGCAGAGAACCCACTATCAAGCAAATCTAAAACCATTTGAGATTTTAACTGGCTTATTGCTCTCTTGCCCTTCGTACCAGCTCGCTCCAGCGACTTCATCACTCTATCAACGCTTTCCACTGGTGTACCATTGGTCATTAGCTTTGCATAAACCTGAGATTCTTCAATCTTTGGCAATCTCGATTGATACCCTTTATTGTCAATTAATTGTTTTGTAAGCCCTTTCTCATCAAACTCTGTCTTAAGTGCTATATGGCTCAACCGTGCTTCTTTTGCTGCTCTTGAAACATCTGGCGCGCCACTTTCTTGCAGTGCTCTAGCCGCTGCATCAAATTCAGTGTCTAGCGCGTCTTTTAGAGGCCCAGTTATAGAAGTGGTCATACCGTTAGGGTCAGCCTTCTCTATATTATTTAGCGCCTTTCTGAATTCTTCCAAGTTTGAAACAGAAAGCGGGTCAATATCATATCCAGCCTTTGCTGCTTTCTTTATTCCCTCGTCTGTTAAATCAAAGCCAAATTCATTTAACAGGCCATCTAGAGCGCGGTATTGGTCTGGCTTTAATCGTTCAAAGTTTCGCATCTCTCTGGCATCAGGAAGCGATTCTTTGATGGCGCTTGTATTGAGTCGGAAATCTAAATCCTTGGTTACTTCTGCCAGCTTGTTATATGCCTGCTTTCGCTTATATAGCGCGCTATTTTCCCTCAGCTCTAGCGCCTGCTTTACGCTATCCCCAACAGAATCAACTTGATCGGGAGCCACCCCTTCAAGGTAATCTCTGATTTCTCTTGATTGTGCCAGCTTCTCACCCCTCAACACATCACCAGCTTCGCCAGTCTGCTCTAGTAAGAATTGCTCTGATTTTTGCTGCGCTAGGTCTTGTGTGGCTTCTCCTACAGTTGCTCGCAATCCGGTATTTTTCAAAGTTGGTGAAGTCTCTGGAACTATATTCTTTGGGACTGCACGCCTTACCTTTGAGGTTCCTTTCAACCCTAGTAATTCCATAGCCGCTGTTGGTATTGTTGCCATGCTAGCCGCCACTGCTGGGCTTCCAGTAAGCTCATAACCAGTATCGCCAAGTGTGGTTTCAACTGCGCCAATCGCCTCACCAATAGGCTGTAGCGCCTCGCCTACGTTGCGCCGAATTGTTTGTCCGGCCTGTGTTCGTGGAGAGTACGTTAGCGCCTCACTGGTTTGCTGTATAGCGTCAACACCACCCGCCATGCCTGCATAACCGCTAGTAGGCTCAGCTACCAAGCCTGTCAAAAATGTTAGTAGGTTTTCAGCGCCACCAATAACATTATCATTTTCAGCGAATGCGGCTAAATCCTGAAAGAATGTTCGCTTTTGGGGTTTGGGCTCAGCCTCAGTAGGCTGTACTTTTTCCCCCAGCAAATTGCGTCCTTTTTGCTGGTTTTTTCCTGCTAGTAAATCTCTAGCCATTATTTACCCCCAACGCTTCAAGCACCTGATCTCGGGTCATGTTATTTTTTCGCATAGTCTCTGAAATATCATCCTCAGTGATTTCCCCAAACTCCGGATGACTTTCAATGATGACGTTAGTTTTTGAGTACCCTTTATACTTTGGAATGCGATTCATAAGCCGCCCTTTATCTTCAGTGCCTATTTTATCACCATACGCCCCTAAGTATTGATCTACCGCTCTTGTAGCAGAGTCTATGGCATTGTCAGCTAGTGACTTTGAAGTGGCCACAAGATCAGCAAAACCTTCGTCTGATAGCTCACCCTCACCAAGAATCGAATTGATTTTTCCTGCTATTTGCTTGGCTGCACCCTGCGCGGCATACACTTGGCCCTGCTCTGATTCCCTGACAACAGATGTTGGGTCAATCGATTTCATAAACGCGAAAACAGCCGCCAGCTTTGAAGCTGGAGAAGCGTTTTCTTTTAGTGTAGAGATGCTTTCGTATGACTTAACAACACCAGCAGGCTCTTTTATTAGTCCTGTTATATCGGAGTTAATCCCTTTAATGTCCGACACACCTAGCTCGTCTTTTGCTTGAGATTCCTTTTCAGCTTTTGACTGTAGGTAATCGGACACCTTTTGATCTAAACTCCAGCTATTATCATTTGGGTTAAAAGACCACCCAGCAAGCTCACCACTAGCCATTTGATAAGGCTTTGGCTCCATGCCACCGCCTGCCATCTCCTTCTGAGTCTTAACAAACCCAGATACCCATTGAGGCGCTAATTGATACGCCTTAGCGAATAACTCCTTACCCTGCTCTGGATTTTTTGACGCTTCAGCCAAAAGAGATGCCGCTTGAGCTTGATTCTCTGATTGTTGCTGCTGTTGCTGCTTTTGGTTGCGCATTCGCATTACGTCCGCAACGGTATTACCAAGCTGGGCAAGGCCTAGGTATGGGTTTGATTGCTGCTTGAGCGCCATAATTTCTGATAGTGTAGCCATTAGCCTGTCGCTCCATAAATGTTTGCCATTGCGTTAATTGCTGGCAGGTATTGATTCAACCCGCCCCCAGTCATTGCAGCCTGTTGTAATTGCAGATTGCCAAGATTTGATAAGGCATTTTGAGCCCCGCTCTGAAATTGGCCTTGGGCCTGTAGCTGTGGCCCGAACGTCTGAAATCCAATGTTTGCGCCTTGTGTCAGGTTTGCCAACTGCTGATTATATGCGTTAGAGCCAAGCTGACTGCCAAGCTGTAGAGTTTGACGAGCTAGTCTATCTTGCGTGCCGCTTGCTCCTAGTGAACCTGTGGCCGCTGCCGATTGCAGTAATTGGTTGGTGGCCTGCTCTTGTAGCTGCTGGTACTCACTGCCCTGTAGGTAATCCTGCATAAACTGTTCGCGGTATTCAGGGCTTAGCGCTTCTGTTAGCTGGGGGAGAAAGTCGGCACCAGCCTCACGATATGGGGCGATAGCCGATACAAAATCCTCATACTGTGTGCGCATAAGATCGGTAAGCTCTTGCTGTTGCACTGCTTGCTCATCTAGCGCTTCCTCAATGGCCTCTTGCTGATCTGCATTAGTCACCCAGTCTTCTAGCTCTTCGCCTTTTTCCTTAGTCCAATCACCAATCGGCTTCTGTACCTCGTACATGCCGCCAGTGCCTAGGTTTAAAAGCCCTGTGGATGTTGTGGGGTCAAAATCAGATAATTCTATGTCTGGCTTATCGCACATGGTAGACAGCTCCCGTCTTAATTAAATTTAAACTCGCCGCCAGCTCTGAAAACTCGCTTTGATTTGTTCCTGTGGATTGACTTAGGCTAATTGACTTAGCGCCGTTATTTTTTGCCCAGTTGATAAAGGTATTTATGGCACGTTTAGCCGCGCCCTTTCCTCTATGTTCTTTTTTTGTGTAAAGCAAAATATCTGAGGCGCACTTGTCATTATTAAACCATGGTTGATATATGTGGCCCATCATCAAACAGCCATCATGAAAATACAGAAACCCACTTTTAGACACACCATCTATAAACCGCTTAATTTTATCCTCATCTGGCTCAAACTGGTTGTAAATGGTCTCATCCCGCATTTCCATTATTGTGCTGTATATGTCATCAAGGGAGGTTCGCCCCTGTGTCGAATGTTGTTCCATCGTATAACCTACGCCACTTATCAACCCCACCGACTACCGCCGCTTCGTATGTCCCAGAATCGAGAAAAAGAAGGCCGATTTTATTTGCTGGCAGGCTTGGGAATATTCTTACTCCCGATACCTCGCGGCAGTCGGTGACTCTATAAACTGTTGGAATAGATTTTAAATCATCTTGAATAGATTGTAACCAATTGAAGAAGCGATATGCACCACCGAACGTATTTAGCTCATCAGTGCTTAATGCGTTTTGATCTATATTCTGCATTATGACCCGCCCTTACTTGTTCTAGCTAATAGCTTTAGAATCCTTGTCGGATATGGTGACATGACCCGCAGCATGACTGTAAATGCCTGCTCGACATAGCCAATATTGAAAAACCTAGTGCGTTGTTTATAGTTGCCAGCCCCACCAACATTAGAGCTACGCTCCTGCTCAAATGAGTTGCCAAAATCATAACTAACAGAAAGGTTTATTTTTGATTCAGACCAACCACTAACAGGCTCGGAATAATCCACCTCGCAAACTGGCTCCAGCTCGCTAACAATCATCCTGTCATTATTTGCATTGTACGGCGAGCTAATCATTTTCCGCTCTACCAATTGTCCAAGCTCATACCCGCTATCAATATTCTTCTCACTGATGTTAGTGTTAAATGAGCCATCACCATTATCAGACCATGTATCAGAAATGAATACCGGCCCTTCTGGGGTTAGACCATACCCGACACAATCCCAGTTATCCCGTCCTTGTGTTTTTCGCTCATGCCATACCCCTGTTGATTCGCTGTACACCAAGCATATATTTGGCATGTTAAATACAATCAAATCTTGGTTGTCGTCTGACATTCTGAATACAGGTATGTAGTCCGGCCATTTTAATGCATCGCCGTTCGAGGTTGGCCCAAATGTATCGTAAACCCCATTTAGGTTTATTTGATAATCGATCTGATCACTGCTGATTTTTTGCACCCCTCCGCCTGACAACCTATAAACCCCGTAATTATTAGAGTCTGTTTTGCCAATAAAATAGATTCCATTCGGAGTTCTAACCTTTGATTCAGGCTGATAAAGTCCAACATCTACAGAACCCACCAATTGATAAGGAATGTCAGTGTTAGCAGTTACTTGGTAAAGGTATGTTTTTGTTTCACCAAAAACGTATAGTGTATTTGAGTGAACCTCAATGCCCTTGAGCAATCCATTATTTCCATCTGGTGATATGAAATCCAGATTAGACGCTACTGGGCTTGTTAATTCACTATAATAAACCCTTGGGTTTGACGTGTCGTAATTGCAATACAAAAACCTACCACCAAAAAAGGCAACATCCACAATAGGCCTGTTGGATAGAGCACTATCATGGAGCTGGAAATTAAAAGCATTTCCAGTTGCATATTGGATGTAGTAATTGTTTGACGATGTCGCCCAATCAATTCGCCCATAACCAATTATAACAAGAGTATTTGAAGAATTAGCAATCCTCACTCGCTCGTTGTTTGGTTGTACTGTGTCGGCATCATATTTTAATAGCCTGCCCTCAGTGATAGTGTTGCTTACAGCTACAACAGCCTGATCTTTAACATAAATACAAGATGGACGATTAGATAGTGTCCACTCAACTGAATTGGACTTAACCTTGTTTGACACGTCTATGTTTGTCAGTGCAAGCGGATTGAATGTCGGGTCAATGCTTTTCCCAGAATCCCTTCCACACGTTGGCATCAGGGAGAACTGAGAAAGCGCGCCACTATCTGACACCCTAGGGATGAAAT